ATTTAGGGCTACTCAAAGGTTGTCTCTGCAAGTTCAAGCGGAATTGAGGGAGTTTATAGAAAAATATGATGCAGAAGATCAGTTTCTAAAGCCGGGGATAACTTATCAAGCTTACTTGGCGCAGATGGAAAGGTCTTTTGATGAAAACTTGTCTGATCGATTATTAAAAGAAGTAGAGTCTCTTAAACCTTCGGATAATACTCTTGATTCAATGTTAAAAAGTTTAGAGACGCAATTTGAAGCATTATCTCAAATAGATGCCCAGTTGCGTACTATTTTGAATTCCAATCCCAAATAACACAATATAATTATGGAAACATCAAACCAATACTCCGAACTATCTGTTCATTGTGGTAGCAACACAGACAGCATAGAAAAGCTAGTAGATATATGCAAAGAAGAAGCTGATAAGCTAGCTGAAACTTTATCACTTACCGAAGGTGAGGAAGTATCCGTCCCTTTTTGGACATCAGGCCCAGGATTCCCCGAATTAATTTGCACCGGGATATTTAAAAGGAACGACAGCGGAAAGATCAGCTACGATCTAGACTTTTCGGAATCAACTTTGTAATTCACCTCCCTAACCAGTCTTCGCCCGCCGGAAGGTGGGCGTTTTTGTATTTGATATAGCTGTTATTAGTGCTCTTCCTTTACCTAATAGCCAGCTAGAAACTCTTGATCTTAGTGGGGGAGAAGATGGGAGTGAAACTGTTAATAATTAACATTAAGAGCTTAGTGATGGTTAAATAACCATTGAAAATGATGAATTTAGTGATCGTTTGTTGGGTGTTTGATGTTGTTGTTGTATATTTGTGCAGTCAGGAAATACAAATAATCACCTAAAGCACATAAAATTCAATAAATATAGGCTATAATTCTATATTTGATAAGTAAAAACAAAAACAAAAAGTTTAGTATGGCACGCCCTATTCAAAACACTCCTACAATTAAAGGAGAAGATGCAAAAAGATTCAGAAAATGTCTTTTGGAATCTCTGACAAAGAAACTTACGCCTGAAGAAAAGGATGCTAAGAAAAAAGAGATTAAAGAGATGGAAGAAAATTACAATTTATTGGTATCAATTTCAGGTGGAACATTCTATTGATTTTTGGGATTTACTGAAAAATAGAAAAGTTACAGTAACCCAATTAAGCAAAGACTATAATTTTAAATCGTTCGATTGTGGGAATACCGATTTGAACGATTTTTTATTTAACGATTCAAAGATATATTTAAAACATCTCCGTTATACCACGACTTTATTAGAAACAGACAATAAAATTATTGCTTATTACAGTTTAGCAAATGACTTATTAAGCGTATCTGACCGTCAGGATTTTGCAGATGAGATGCAAGATTGTAAAAACAAGATAGATTTTGATTTTTGGGAAAGATTCCTAAATCAGAAGATGTACCCTGCCGCCAAGATTGGAAGGCTTGCTGTAGATAAAGAGTTTCAAGATCAAGGTATTGGCACATTTCTTATAAAATCATTAGTTCAAAGTTTTATAAGTAAGAACAAAACTGGTTGTCAATTTATTACGGTTGACGCCATTAATGACAATAGCCAAAGAGCTATTAGATTTTATGAGAATAATGGTTTTAAATATCTAACGATGGGAGATGTTAATAAGGAATCTAGGCAAATGTACAAATCATTATTAGAATTTATAGAGGCGGACTAACATCCGCCTTTCTTTTTGCCTGCCTTTCTTATCTTTATTCATTCTAAATAGCTTGTAAATTTCCTCAAATCTTCCTATATTTGTGCGGAAACCGTGTCAAGTGGCCCGGTACTTAATTCGAACGTTATGGCAAATGAATTAAAAATCACGGATTTGGTAGATCAAAAAGCTTTAAATCAACTAACTGATCTTCAGAAAAAAATCACTGAAACATACAACCATTACAAGGAAACGGCCGACGATATGGCCAAGATTACATTTATAAAGCCTAACACCCTTTCGGAACTGTCGGATAAGTCAGCGACGTATAATAAGACTCTTGCAGAACTCGCTGTAACTCAAAACAAACTGGCTGCTCTTCAGAAAGAGCATGAATCCGTCCTAAAAAAAATAGAAGAACAAACTCAAAAAAATGTTGCCCAGATATTAGATGAGGCCAAAGCAAATGAATTAAATGCTGCGGCTGAGTTGAAGGCGCAAAAGGCTGAAACTGAAAGGTTGAAGCAGCAAAGGATGCTTAACCAAGAAAGCAGGAAGAGAAAATACACAATTGATGAGGCTAATGAGGCTTTAAAAATGGAAGTAAAAACGATGCGACAGGCAGAAGAACAAAATAAAGTTCTTCGAAATGCTAGAAAAGATGTTGATTTAACGACTAAAGAGGGAGAAGTAACTCTTAATCGTTTTAATTCAGTCGTAGATAGAAATAATGCATTTTTAAAGAGAAATTCAGATGCATTAGTTCAAGCAAAAATGAATGTTGGGCGTTATAAGGAAGATGTAAAGCTTGCTGTTGCTGACATTTTAAAAGGCAATGTTTCTATAGATAATATGGGCAAGCTTGCTAAAAGTACTGGAGGGTTATTGAAGTCTAGCATGGGGGCCGGTCTTGCTGAAGTAAGAATCGGAGTTGGTTCTATGATTAAAGGAATGATAGGGGCACAAGCCATAATAGGATCTTTTCAGAAAATGATAGGGCTATTCAAGTCAGGTGTACAATCCATTATCGATTTTGAGGCTGCTAATAGTAAATTAGCTGCTATTCTAGGTACGACTTCGAATAACATGAAGGATTTGTCTACTGACGCTCAACGCTTAGGGGCGGCAACTAAATATACTGCATCAGAAGCGACTAATCTACAGATAGAATTAGCTAAATTAGGTTTTACTAGAAAGGAGATTCTCCAATCAACAGAAGGAATCTTAAAATTTGCTCAGGCTACTGGAGCTGATTTGCCAGAGGCGGCAGCTTTAGCTGGTGCGGCATTGAGAATGTTTGATGCAGAAACTAGAGAGACGGAACGTTATGTATCTGCGATGGCTGTTGCAACTTCACGTAGTGCGTTATCATTTTCATATCTCGCTACTGCATTGCCTATCGTTGGCCCTGTTGCAAAGGCTTTTAATTTTACCATAGAGGACACCTTAGCATTAGTTGGAAAACTTGCGGATGCAGGATTTGACGCTTCTATGTCTGCTACTGCGACTAGAAATATCTTGTTAAACCTAGCGGATGGAAGTGGTGAATTAGCCCAAGCCCTTGGGGGACCGGTGAAGACACTTCCTGAATTGGTTTCTGGCTTACAAGAATTGAAAGAAAAGGGAATTGACTTAAATACTACATTAGAACTTACGGATAAACGTAGTGTTGCTGCCTTTAATGCTTTTCTTACTTCCTCCGATAAGATAGTGCCATTAAGAGATCAAATTACTGGAGCAACAGGGGAGTTAAATGATATGGCTGAGACTATGGGAGATAATGTTCAAGGGGCAATTGCAGGCTTGTCATCAGCTTGGGAAGCGTTTATGCTATCTTTCTATGATTCAAAAGGAATAATGAAAGATGTTCTTGATTTTTTTGCAAAGGGACTTAGGGAAGTAGCTAGACAATTAAAATCAAATGATCAGTTACAAGAAGAAGCAAATAATCAAGCGGTTGCAAATGCTCAAAAGGAGATGAGCCGATCTGATATCTTGGATAAACATCGTACAAATATAACTCGTTTATATAAAGAAAAAATCAACGAAGGGATGAGTGCGGACAAGGCGGCTGTTGCAGCTAAAGAAGAGTACATTCAAACTATCCAGAGTCAATATGAATATGAAAATACGGCTTATCAAATAGCTATACAAGATAGAAAAAAAGCGGAAGAAGAACTGGCAAAAGTTGGCTTATTTTATTTTAATAGTTCAAATGGGTTATCTAAAAAACAACTGCAAGAGAATGTCAAAACCGCAATAACTGCTGCTGCTGGGAAAAAGGCTATTGCTTCTGTTACCGAGTCTATAATTGAGGATTTAAATAAAATAGATTTAAAACAATCGCAAGTATCTAGCGGTGTATCAATATTAACCGATAAGGAGAAAAGTGCTTTGGAGAAAGCTAGAAAGGAGCGTCTCCGTATCCAAAAAGAATACCAGCAATCAGAAATGGACTTGATGGATGAAGGTTTGGGTAAGGAATTGGCAAAAATCCGTTTAAACTATACACAACGCATTGCAGCCGTTAAGGGTAGTACTCAGGAAGAGATAAAAACCAGGGAAAATCTTGCTATCGCTATGGAGGATGAATTATATAAGAAGATTTATACCTATAACAGAAATAAAGAAAAGATTAATCTCCAAAACAGATTGGATGCTCTTTCTACTAATTCACAAGATGAGCTTGATCAGCGCTTGAGTCTCCAGCTTCAGATAAACGAGATATTAAGAGAATCAGAAGTTGAGGCCGCAAAGAAAACAGGAGAAGATATAAATGCTATCAACGAGAAGTATAATAAAAAAGCTAGTGATATCGCAGTGAAAGGTGCTCTTGAAAAGGCTGGTTTGATTGAGAAAAATACAGCAAGAGAAACGAATGCGGTCAAAAATGGTGCAGAAGATCAGCTTCGTGCGTTAGAGTTGAGTTACCGTAAAGGGGAGATTAGTGAAAGGGAATATCGTCAGCAGACATATGAGATAACCAAAGAATCTGTTGAAGCGCAATTGGAACTGCTGATAGCACAACTAGAAGCGGAATTGAAGGTTCTTGATCCGGCCAGCGAGAAATCCGAAGAAATAAGAAAGAAAATCGAGTCCTTAAGAGCCGATATACGTAAACTGAAAGGGGAAATAGAAGATTTAACATATGGCAAAGAGAAAGAAGATCGGGTAGAATGGGCAGACGCTTTTACTGATGCTCTTTCGAATATGAAAAGCGCTGTTGAGAAATCTTTGGGCGAAACAGTTGGGATATTCGGGTCTTTTTATAGTGTAGTTGGAAAATTGACCAAACAATTTACGGAAACAGGCAGCTTTTCATTGTCTAAATGGTGGCATGATATGGAACCGGGAGAAAGGGCTGCTGTGATACTAGAGGCATATGCGGAAATGTTTAATGGAATAACTTCTATGGTGACTTCTGCCTTTGATGCTCGTATCGAACAAATAGAGAAAGAACAGGAAAAGAATGAAGAAGCCGCAGAGGAAGAAAAGGAGCGTATTGAGGATATGGTAAATAGTGGAGTTATCACCAAAGAAGAAGGTGAGGCTAGAAAGCGTGCCGCAGAAGATACAACAGCCCGGAAAAACAAAGAATTGGACAAGCAAAAAGCGGAACTGGAACAGAAACAAGCTAGGTGGCAAAAGGCTAATTCGATAACTCAAGCGACAATTTCCACTGCTCTAGCAATAATGCAGGCATATGCACAAGCAGGACCTTTTACCGGTCCTGTATTTGCGGCTATTATAGCTGCTATTGGAGCTGCTCAAATAGCCATGATCGCAGCCCAGCCCATCCCGAAATACGCAAAGGGAACAAAGGATAAATCTCACCCGGGAGGTTTGGCTATTGTCGGTGATGGTGGCAAGCGAGAGGTTATTCTTACAGATAGCGGAGCTTATATCACCCCGTCTGTCCCCACTTTGGTTGATATGCCTAAACATGCTGAGGTTATCCCGGATATAGTTGATTACAAAAAAATGGCTCTTCGCTCTGACGCAATGATGCTTGATAAGATGAGGCGTGACAAAGGAGATCCAGTCATTGTTAATGTAAATAATGACTATAAGAGTCTGGAGCGAAAAATGGACGTGACTAATCAAGGAATGTCAAACTTGAATAAGACATTGCGAAAAATGGCCCGTTCCGCAGAGTATCGCTATCTTGATAGTAGATTGTAAAGATTTAAAGTTGAACATTTATATATTTAATTCTTATGGAAAAAGTAATCTTAAAAGTCGAGTTGGAAAGAGACGATATATCGGCAATATTTCGTCTTTATGGTGGAAAATTAACGGATGAATTGTGGGATAAAATGAAAGATACGGAATGTACGGTGGAAGATGAAGATCTGGAGGATCAGTCCGCGATGTTTAGAATAATGTTTAGTGCAATTGCTATAAAGAAATTATTGCAAGAGGATCGCTCTAAAATAACGGAAGATCAATCGGAGCATAAACCTTTCAAAAGCCGTTTTTCAACAATAATGGAGAAGCAGCAGCAACAGAGAGAAGAACTAAGAAGAATAAAAGAGGAAAGGGATAAGGGTATATAAAGATGAAAACATTTATAATAATATTGATAGGAATAATGTTAACCTATCTTACATGTGTGGGTATTTATAACGAATGGGACTTTACTTCAAGCGTGACCCCAACAGAATTTGCAAAAAGAGTAGGTACTGCATTGGTACTTTTTCTTATATATAGCGCCTTCTCTTGGATTGTAATAACAGGAATAATTGAATCATAAATATGCTATATAATGATCTGGACAAAATTCCCTTAGACATCTTCATTGATGTCTTCTTAG